CAAATAAGCAAGGGTCGTACACTTAGCCTCACCATCCACAGGAGCGGCACAGTAACCCGGAGTTACAGGAATAGTCGCCAACTCAGTTCCAACAGGAGATGAGACATTCCAATCCAACACAGAACGAAAAATGCATGATTTCTTCTTTACGAAGTCAATATCCATTTCATCGGCATCTGTGGAGAATATTCCAGGATAACTCTGAATAGCATTATCTGTAGTAGCACCCAAAACAACACTGGAGTCATGTCCATCATAATTCGTATACCCTTTACCAGGCAAATTGGAAAATGAGTGGCAAGGCTCGTTGTTAATAGGCTTAGAAAAACCAAGCGTAGAAGCGACTCCAGATAATGCCCTAGACATCCATGTCAAAGGCAACTGAGTAACAGTTTGCAGAGCATTGCTTGCAGCTGCTTTCACACCATCAACCACAGGATCAAGAATTGGTGCAACCGTCTCATTCACAAGAACTTGAGCCACAAAATTACTATTGAGGTTCTTATAAGTGGGAAGAGTGAGATCAACCTCAGTAAACCAACCATACATCGTGTAAGAGATGGTAGTGGGAGTCTCACTTGAAGCGGCAGCGGCAATGGGAATCATACGCAACGTTCCCATGGTCGACTCAGCCGTAACCAAGTTATAATGGGAAAGAGGCGCACAATAAGGAATGACAATCTCAACAGGAGTTCCTGAGGCAACGTCAATTTCAATACCCGGATACCCAGTGGCATTGGCCAAATCTCCTCGAGCACCTCGATTACTCTCAGTATCATAAGGAGAGAAATACAACCAATATTTGCCAGATTGAAAGGGCATGGCATTAAAGACAACTTTGACGTGCACATTAGCACGAAAGTACTCATAAAAGACCAATTTTGACCGCAAGGCAGATGAAGTAGACAAAATGATGTTAGGAAAAGTACCTAATTCAGTATCATCGACATCAGAGGAAGAAAACTCTCCAATCTTAAAAGGGATTGGACGAGCAAGAAACTTCTTGATGTCAGAAGTAGTATCATCATCTGCGATTTTAATCCAGTCTGATGGTTGGGCAATCATGGGTTTCTCGTACATTGCCTCTTGAACAGGATCCTGAAAAACAGTAACCTGTTCCTGTTGATTTTGTCCTACCTCATGGGAAGAGACATTAATTTCATTATTCATTGAAGCGATTCAACTAATTTACTAACCACGCATATCGAATCAAACAGGCGTGTAAAAGTGACGGAAGAATAGCCTTTATTTATAGTGGCACACATTCAACTATAGAAGCACATTGGCCTCTCCACTCTAACTCATACATTCAGGATTTGCTGCATCATTCATACGTCAATCAAACGAAGCCCCATTGCGTGAGCGTCTCTCAATCTGTCTTTCCGACTATTGCACCATACTTCTCCATCTCAGAGAGTTTATACTCACTGTAAGTGAGAATGGTAGGGCGCAAACCATGCTTGAGAGCAGCACGGCGAAACCTTCCACTCCAATAATTGAAGATATGCTCAGCATGTAAAGACAACTCTGTACAGGCTACTTCAATATTCAAGGTAGTGGCTTCAATGATGTCCATAGTGTTCCTAGTCCAATTTGGAATTTCCAGGACAGAATCCAAATCCAGGGGAGCTTCCCACTTTAACAGATCATCGTTATAAACAAAACCTCTTTTGAGGTATTTGACTTCGACAAGAGATCTGTAGGGAAGCATCTCTCCACTCTTAGATTCATCAGTGTAAGTCATTCCAAAAGTTGCGAAAGCCTCACTCATTAAGACCTGATTGTAGAATTCCGTAGCATAGTCCGAAATATTTAGGACATTGTCG